TCAAGTGGTGATTCATCGGCTAGTGTTTCGCCAACAAATAGACCTGAATAGTTAGTCTGATATACAACTTTTTGATTCATGTTTTATTCCTAGTAGCGAATACAGGCAAGTAGTGCGATGTTACGTGGCCTGTTTTCATTTGCAGTTGGTACAACACGCGATGCATCAAATTTTGCCGTGAGTAAGCCCCAATTTTCACCTGTTGAAATTCTTCCAGCCGCTTTTTCACTTAGAAAAAAAGCGCCAGTATATGAAGATGCGGGTACTCTTGCACCTGAACCACCAGGTGCTTCACCTGTAATGTTTCGAATGGCATCTCCTTGTTTACTTCCGATTGAACGACCAACATCAATACCACGCCCATCATCTGCATAACGTGGAAATTCACCACGTGCATCAGGTACGTTAAAAGTATTTACGCCATCACCTGCACCAAAAAATGTGCCAATTGCTGCAAATAGTTCTGCATATGCGCTACGTGAATAAGCGGCACCATTACATTTCAATAGACGATAACCAGTCGGGATATTTTGCGAAGCCAATGTAACAACAGTACCAGGAGGGCAATCATTAAATTTTGCTTCGTCTGCACTCATGACACCCAAGTTTTGACGTGCCAACGGTTTATTTAAAACATCTGAAAGATTATTTTTTTGTGCCAAGGGGTAGGGTGCTGCACCTAGTGGTTCATTTTGAACAATCAGGATTTTTGCACCAGGATAAGCTTTGCCTAAAGTGATGCGTGTTGCAGCGGTTGCAAGCCAACCATCAGCACCAGCTTTATTGGTAATACGGTCACCATTGATGTACACCGCTGCACCAGTGGTGGTGGTTTCACTCAGATCTACAATGAGTTGATCAGCAACCAATGACTGTTCTTCTTCAATCGTGTTGACAAATACTTCAGCAGATCCAGCATCTGCCCATTCTGTATCACCGTCGGCATTGGATTTTTTCTTCAGCACTTGACCATTTGTACCGCCTGGAAACATATTGGCAGGGGTCAGTGTATTCAGGATCCATTGATGCGTTGCGATGATCACATTGGGGTCAAAGTTTAGTTCAAGTACTTCAGGGTTTGAAATTACAAATGGAATTCGATAAACCGAATCTTGTGTGACACCTTCTGCAAGTGTTGGCTTGTGAACTTCAGGTGTATTTCCTACCAGCACCATGTTTCCATTGCGGTCAAATAAAGCAATTTCACGAACCACAAAACCTTCAACAGTCACTGGAATAATCATTTCAGCAGTGTATTTGTTTTCGTTTTCGGGATCTTGATAAATGCGGTTAATGGTTGCACGGTATTTTTCTCGAATTAGCTGAATCATTGACTCATTCGGAATCATTGAATTTCCACCGCCATCACCCACGGCAAAGTGGGTAAGTTCGATAGTTCGCTGTTGGCTGACGGCTTGGGAGACGAGGGCTAGGCCAGTGGTGGTGTAGATTGTTTTGTATGTCATTTTTTCATCCAAATAATCAATAATATTAGCTAAGTTTAAATCCGAGCCAATCTAACTGTGTTGTTGCCCCACTATATGCTTTGATCTTATGCAGACCTAAATCTAGCGAACCTAGATTTTGACCTTGCTGCGTTATTGCCGTCTGCACTCCATCAACTTGAACATATTGACCAGTCACAGCATTGGCATAGTGTGCTGTCAAATTGAGTGGCTTGCGCCCTGCGTTGAATACCCAGAACTCTTGTAGCAACTTGTTTTCTGCTGTGGCTTGAGTAGTATTTAGTTCAACCTTAAATCCTTGCTTGAATGGATTGATCTGCTTGATTTGCGCATGTTCAATATTGGAGAACATAAGCTGTGTAGCGTAATCTAGCTGCTCACCTTGGGTCGTCCAGATACATCTTTTGCAGAAGTGGGCAAACAGTAATTCAGCAGTAAACTTATGACCTCCATCACCAAAATGGATAACATTAGACCCTGATTCCATAATATTGTTTAGCAGTGGCTTGGTGCTGTATTGCATAAACTGCTCACCAAATTTGCTCACATCCACCAGTTCAAGGTCATACTTGTCTGCAAGGTTCTTTTTGATCTCGTTCGCAACTTCCTGAATATCTGCCCCAGTACCTTCGCCTACCCAACCCGGGATCGTACAAGGCTGACAAGTCAACAAGAATGGTTGAATACCTTTGTTAAAACACCACTGGATAATCCCCTCGATATCACGATAGAAGTTTCGAGCATAAAGAGCAGCCGATGCAGTACGGTCGTTAATCCCCAAACTAATGCCGATCATTTTCACATCGCTATAGGCTTCACCAAAAATTGCATCAAGATTGGCAAGCGCCCAAGTCGCATTACGACCACTAAACCCAGCGTTATAGGCTCGCATTACGGTATTGCCAGTGATTTCACGGATTAAAGATTGAAATACTGATGTATATGAATTTGGTGCAATATAATCCTGTCCTAAGCTTGCAGCAGCATCACGGTATGCAAATCCAGTCGTGCCGTTACCGTTTGTGGTTGAATCCCCCAAAAACGCTATTGGGAATTTTTCATTATTACGCCAAGCGTACCAAGCATCCGCGAGATTAATTTTACGCCCAAGTATTGTGCTCAATTCCGTCTTGGTTTGTGGTGGGATATATAATCGATTAAGGCTGAATTTGTACGGCTGAGGGACCACGCTCGGGGTCGTAGTGCCTTCATTCAACTGAAAACGGAATGATACTACCGCAGCTAGATTGAAGCGCAACTGGTAGCAGTTTGTTGGTGTTGTGAAGGTCTTATCTGCGCTGGCAGAAATAAACGTACCATCTTCTGCATAAAACAATACGCGGCTCATTTCTTTTGCAGTGTATGTCTTATTGGGCTTACATGGAATAAAGTCAGTCACATCAAAACTTGCAGTAGCTGTTTCTGTATAGCCATTGGTTAGACTGAGAGTTAAACCTTTTCGCAAAGTTGCAGCATTATGCATATTCAGGAACACTGCATCATCGAAATGACGCGCGGTAACCGCCATGCTTTTTAACTTACTTCCACTAAGACTACGATTTTTAATCTGCTTATCTGAGATGCTGTCATCTTTTAAGACAACTCCAAAGGGTTCATAGATAGTTCTAGTCGCCCCCTTCTCGACTTGAGCTGCATCAAGTAACGCTGTGTCTATATCTAATCGCAAAAAAGCAGCATTAGCGTTGGAAGTTACGTTCTCTAAAGCACTGGAAACCAATTGAACAAAAGTCTTATTTGCATCATAAAAGCAGGCTTTTCTTATTGAGGTAAAAGAATATGCGGTATCTGGTAAAACAGGAATGTATTCAGATACACTGCGGGTTGATGCTGTTATTTCAGGACCGGTATCTCCAAGGCCTTTTCCGTTCGTTACTTTTGATTTATCAAACAAGTTTTTACCTAAAACGCCATCTGCTTTTAATGCAGTTTTTTGATCTGCGTAAGATTTAGCATTGGTTTCTGCAGTATTTGCTTTGGTGGTTGCGTCCAGCTTGGCTTGAGTTAGTGGATCATAAGGACTTTTAGATAAAGTTGTACCATTCCATTGGTTTGTTCCTTGTCCCCAGGTTTGCGTTCCTGTCGGAATTTCATTAATAATGACAGTACAGTTCAAAGGCAAAGTTGATTTAATTGAATTGAACTCTGCATAAGTATTAAATTCATAATGACCTTGAACAATTTCAGACTTACTCGCTTTTTGCTGATTCAACCATTCAGTACGTGCGAGCAATGCTGTGGCTTGTTCATTCATATTTCCATTCGGACCACCGCGTGCAAGTTCAATACCGATTTCACGGACTGGAACCCATGCAGCTTGAGCTTCTAAATTTGGCATTACATATCTACTCCATTTAATTTTTTTGTACCGTCTAATAACCACGTTCCATCTAAGTAAAGTCCGCCTGCAGCTTTTACAAACTCAGATTCATGACCAGCCTGTGTGATAGCATTCACTTGTAAATTTGATGGGCTTTCTAATAAGACAGTGGTATCAACTAAGTGAGAACGTAAATTTTTATAAGCACGAACGACCTTGAATAATTCTTTGTAGTCAGTAACAGAAACGCTGTCTTGGCTAGTCTGAATATAAAGTTTGAAGGTATATGGCTTACCCACTGGTACCATGTTGAACCATTCTTGGACAATCACCGGAAAGCCTAAAGAATTGAGCGCAACTTCAAGTGACTCCACAGTTCCTTTAATGCTGTGGTTGTATAAAGACGTTTTGATCACCTGACGTTTTTGGACATCAGTCCAGTCTTTATTCCAAACATCGACTGAACGTTCCCAAGCAAGCCATGGCAGTACTTCATCCGGAGCATTCAGCGGATCGTTAAAGCTACGGATATTGATTTCGACATTTGAAACACGTGCAAATGCAGCTTCAAAATTCATTTCAAACTTGGTTGAGTTTGGGGGCAAGAGCTTATTCATACAGTTGCCCTCACAATATTGATGCCAGTGCAAAAAGCCACTTGACCGATGGATGTATCGATATTACCTGCAGGTGAAATTAGGTTGACTCGACTAACACCAGGCTGATGCAATGCTTGATAAATACCTGACAGTGAAATGCCGTCATTAAATGAGTGACTTTTTTTTGTATATTCTTGGGCTGCCTTATAGCAGCTGTCTAAGACAATATTTTCATCTGGACCTTCATCAATAAAGATCTCAGCATCAATGCTGTAATTTAAAATCGATGCTGAATATATGATTGGCTTGTCTGTCAAAGGTCTTACTGACTTCGCATTTAGTGCAGCACTTACAACATTGAGTAAATCTTCTGGTGCAGTACCATCACTTTCATTTGAAAGAACATAAATATTGCAAATGCCAGTTGGATTGCCGGTTTCATCTAATGGGGCGTATGGGTAAATGTCTTTGACACGTGGGTCAGCATTTAAACCGTGAAAAATATATGATCCTTCACTGCCTGCGGTCGTTTGACCTTCAGGTGCAAGTTGCACACGTTTACGCAAAGAATCATTAGATTCTTTGACTTCAGGTGTATTTTCTGTGGCTGGGCTAATAATTCGACGTTGAAGATTTCGTTCAGCTGCTTTGTGATCAAGATCATTGTCTTTTGCAAATGCAAGCAGTACTGCCAAAGCCTGTTCATTAGATTCTTTACGGACCAACATTTCACGATAAGCAAAAGCTTCAGCCAGCTTCATTGCTGGATCTGACTCAAGATAACGTGGAAAATTGGGCTGAACTTCTTCCATGCGCTGATAAAAGTCTTCAAGACCTTCTTTTAAAATGTTCTCAAAATCAATCTGACGCACCACATCGGGTGGATTCAGCTGTGATAAATCAATTGCGGTTAAATTTGAATTTGCCATTTACTGATCACTTATAAAGTTGCACCAAGATCCAATGGGATTTTTAAAGATTGGTTTTGATTGTTTGAAGTCATGGTCAGGTCTAAATCAAGAACATGACGACCACCTTCAGATTCATATAAAGAAATTGAATTGGGCATGACGCGCGGTTCCCACTGCAAAATGGCATTTGCTGTGGCAGCTTTGAGCTGTAATGCAGTAATTTCGTTAAATGGTGCATCAACTAATTGAGGAATCAGCGAACCATATTCACGACGCATGACACGTGAGCCAATAGGGGTGGTCAAAATATCGTGGATAGACTGACGGATTTGATCTAATTCATCGGCAACCATTGCGCCTTGCTCACGTGACATCATTGAATTGGTCCTCCAGAAGTTCCAGAACCAGGTTGAACACCTGATGTTTTATGGTTTTTCAGACTAATATCCCCAGCGGTGACATCATCTTCAGTGCTGAAATGACCTGATGAGTGACTGGATCCTTGAACCAACTGACTGCCACCCACGGTGTGATTGCCACTGATGACTGTGCTGCCATTTGTGGTCTGATTTCCGTTTAGGGTTAAATCACCATTGATGGTGGTATTTCCATTCACAGTGACACCACCATCTGCGGTCAAAACTGCAGTACCGCCACTGGGTAAAATTGCAGACAGGTGATGAGCTGATACGTCATAAGCAATGACACAACCATCGGCAAACATACGGATTTTTTGATTCAGATCGTCGGACGGTGCAGGGTGGTCATCGTTATAAAATCCGTACAAGACAAAACTTGTTGGACCGATTTCACCGCATGGCGATACCACAACACATTCTTCAGACTCAGATGGCATATCCCATGTGGTATCTGCACCTGAACGAACATTCATACAGCGAATTTCAGGCGTGTCGATATCGCCAAGATTGACAATGACTCGTGGAATTGGTTTAGACGGATTGATGGTCTTGATGGTTCCAAAACGAATTAGATTTTCAAGACGACGATTAAGGTCAGCACTCATGCCAACACTTTGCTGTATAGGTTTCTACATTTCAGCTGAGTAAAGTTGTATAAACCTGTTTTCACAAGATGAAAGAATTTAAAGTTTGATATGTTTTAGAAATGAGTCTTCAACCAATTTAATTTCTTGATCTGTAAAACCAAGTAATTCACGTTTTGGATAGACCACATCTGGTGCACCTTTTTCTGCACGATCTTTTAAACCTTCCTGGTGAACACGTGCAATTCGAGCGACACGACCGACAAAGCCAATGGCAATAGAATCAGCAGTACTGAGTACTTTTAAATTGCTAGTATTCTTTAATTTGGTGAACATTTTTCTTTTGATTTTACCTTTTTGTTCACGTAGGCGTTTACGTCGTGGGGTATAGCTTGAACCATCAGGATTTTTTTGTTCAGAAATACGCTTGCCCTGACTTTTTCTTAAATCACGACCAATTTGCTTGGCAAGTCTGGCACGCTCACCTACCGACAGCCGTTCTAATAACGGCTGAAGATAATTGGCCAAGTCAAGCACATTGCTACTCATGGATTTTTACCTGGTGGTGCAAATGCCATTGACCAACCTTCTTTTTCAGGTGTGGTCCATGATGCCAATTCATGACCAGATGAATCGGTCAGTATGACGTTTGTAGGTTTTTCAAATTGTGTGTATTGCGGTTCAGCTGGATAACTCAGTTCAAGTTTTCCTTCTGAATTCTTTTTCACAACGACACGTTCAGTCAGCGGAATTTGAAAGTTGATATCGTATTTACTGTTATCAATCAATTCGGCTTCAAAGGTAATCGACTGTTTGCCTTTTTCATGATTGGCCATGAGCTCAGATTGATGTTCTGCAATCCATGTGAACAGCACAACACCGATCACATCAATATCACCAGCATAATCTGTGATGATGACATCAAGCGTATATGACTGCTCAAAACTAAAGCCACCTGACATTGTGCTTCGCAGGCTGCCTTGATTCGCAAAAATCAGTAAGCGATCCTGATCTGGGCTTAGATCAGGAATCGACTTGAGCAAATATTCTCTTAAATGATTTGGCTTTTTCATGCAGCTTTAGCACTCTTATAGTTTGGATCGAGGCGATTCATCACACGTAAAAACTTGCTGTCATAGCCTAATTTTTTATAATTTCGGCCGTTATACAGTGTAAAAACTACATGCCAATTTTCTTGACGCAATGCATCGATCAACTTCCAATGCTTGTCATCCACTTCACCAGATTTATTTTCACAGTAACGAAGGAAGGCTTCAAACTGCAGGCTTTCACTTTGTTCATGTTGCGTCACAAAATCTTGCACAGATTTATAGCCAAGGTCTTTCCAGTTTTCACCCATCAGCTGAAAACGTCCCCATGATGCGGACTGCAATGCACATGATTCATCAAGATGTTTGGCTTGACTTAAACGTGTGTACTCAGCCGATCCACCGTGATAACCACCTGTTTTGGTGTTCACAATATTTGGATGTTTGGCCATCAAAGCATTGGCTTTGGTTTTGCCAAATTTCTGATTCAAATAGAAATACATGCGATGACGTTCAAATAAGATTTTCGGCTTGCCATTTGCCAAATAACCTTCACCCATGGTTTCAACTTCGGCAATCGCTTTGATCACAATGACTGGTACACCGAGACGTTTTGCACCTGCGACCAGATCACTTTCTTTTAGAAGTTTACTGGTGTCTTCACCGCGCAGTGCTTTTAATGTGTAATCACCAACTAAACCATCCACTTTCAAGTTTTTTAATTTCTGAAATTGAATGACGGCATATTCAGTGTTTTCACCAAAGTCACCATCAGCTGAAATTGGCTTTTTATTTTTGCCTGTCATGCCTGCTTTGATGAGCAATTTTTGTAATTCAATGACGGAAAGACCTTTGGACCCGATTTTTAAAATACTCATGGCGTGCTCCGTAACATTGAAACAACATTACCTTTACTGCGAAAAATAAAGATCAATAGGAATACAGCAAGGATGGAATCCCATACCGTGACTGGATCCTTAATGAAAATGATGTGAATGCTTTGCGCTAAGAAAGCACCGATCAAGACAGTTGCGAATAATCGCAATGAACAAGACTGCAGATGAAGGTGATCAAAGCATAAAATACGGAATGCACATGCCACATAACACAGCACAGCAATGATTGAAAAAATAGTTTGCGACAATGGCGACAACATGAGTTGCATCATTTTTTATTCTCCTTTCCAAAGGTGTTGGATAGGGCCGAAAAGAATTTTGATGTTGTGGTGAAAATTTCATGCAAGGTGGATTTATTTACCCATGTCATGACTTTGACCAATACCGGTAAAGCAAACATACTGGTGAAACAAGCGATCACCGTGTGACTGTTTATACCTGTACGATTTGAAATTTCAGGTGCTAAGGCATAGCCCAGGGCAACGGATAACATGAGCGAAAAAATACGTTTTCCATAGCTCAGTGATTCTTGGGTAAATGCTAAAAATGCTGCACCAATTACGGCACCAAACAGTGCATCACCATTCACGAATGGAAGGAGTGATACCAATCCTGCAGAAGCGGTAATTGCGACAGTGGTTGATGTGGTTGGTTCAGCCATATTTTTGTTCTCAGTCCCAAAGCTGAATGCTTTGCGTTTTATTTTGTTGGGTTTGAATTTCTGGTAACTGAACCTTGGTACCCATCGGAAGAAATGGACCAAATGCAGACAGATGTGGATTGGCTTCAAGTACTGCTTCGACCACGCCAGATGAACGTCCATAATTGCGCCAACAAATAGCATCAACAGTGTCATCTTGAAGGGCATAAACAGTTTTCATTTAGACCAGCTCCACATTCAAACGACGAATTTTTTTTAAATCACGAATGGCAAAGCGCAGATCTCGACGGTAGTCGTCAATCGTTTGTGTCAATTCATCAGCCTTTTGGCCACCATTGTTTGTAGTGTCATAGGCGCGATATTGTTCATTCAGTTCAGCACCAACAGCTGCAGCAACGGCACGGAAATATAAAACTTCAGTAATCGGTTTTGTCGTGGTACCTGAAGTAATGGTTTTTGTGCTGAGTTCAGCAAGTGTGGCTGCTTTTGATGTGAGTGATTCAAGTTGATCATTCACTTCAATAATGGCTGATTCAATTGCAGGGATTAAACGCGCATTGGTGACACTGCTATCAAAGCGCAATTTTTCACGAATGGCTTTTGAAGAAATTTCAGGAAAGAATTCTTCACTGGTGATGACAACATCTTCATTGTTGCGGTTGCCGTTTGCAATTAGTCCGGTCATTGTCATTCTCAATTAGTTGAGGGGTGGAGAATTGAGTTTGTAATTACACATAAAAATGTCATTACATCGTCAATTCTGCCCCTCGGTTGGCGCGGGGCACTCGTTACGTCGGATGAAACATCAAGTTGCCTTGATCATCGACGACCTGTGAACCATCTGCATTCAGCATGGGTTCAGGTGAATTTTGTAATTGTTCTTTGTAGAGCTTTTCAGCTTTTTTAAGATCCGTTTTACCGCCACAGTTTTCATTTTTGGCAATCGCCATTTTGATAAATGCTACTGCTTCGGATCCACGGTCTAACTGCAGGAAAGTACGACCAATTGCCAGATATAATTTGGCACGGATCTGGTCGTGCATATCATGGTTGGCAGTCAGTTGATTCGCTTTTTCCAGAACATCAAGTTTGAATACTTGGCCATCCTGATAGGTTTTGTGTGCTGCATTACCAATTTCTTCAGCAACAATACTTGCAGTACTGCGACTAAATGAATCAGGCATTTTTAGCTCATTTTGCAAAGCATATTCAGCAAGGCTTAAACCTTGATTGAATAGACCACAGTCAAAGCACCACAACATGATGGTTGTGATCACTTCATCTTGTTCAACTTTTGCACCTGACTGAACGACACCCAACACATAAGGCATGTGCTTTGGAATCAATTCTTTTTTTGCTTCAGCGCGTTTGTCTTGAGACTGGATTGAACGTAAAACATGAATGTCATTTTTCAGTTCTGTCAGTTGTAATTGGTAGACGCTTGCGTCTGGACGTACACCACCAAATTCGTCAGCCTTGGCAGCTTCTTTCGCTGCCAAAGCTTGAAGGCGATGTCGTCGAGCTGGACTCAACATAAATCACCTATTATTCGATTGTGATGCCTTCAACCAATGCAACTTTTTCGTATGCTTCAATCACATACGCTTCATTTGAAGATTGATAATCTTCAATGCGGTTTTTGCTTGGTTTTTCTTGGATGTAACGACGTTTTGCATCTTTTTGATAGTAGATTGACAGGTTGTCAAAAGACGTGATCAAAAGTGCATTATCAGGGAAGTGTGGTACACGTGCTGCAGGTAAACCACCGATTTGTTTTTGGCTTAATAAAACCTGACCAGCCAATACATTGGTATTGTCAGACGCATCATTCACGATTGGGAAGTTTTTATCAGCCAACAGTGAACGACCACAGATCACGACGAGATCCGTATCATCTTGGTGAACTTCATCAATTAATTCATTGACTGCATCGACCACCAAAGCATCTAGGTTTTTATATGTACCAGCTGCACCCACGGTGACTGTTGACATCACACGATCAGGTGCATTAGCACGAATCTTTTGCAACCAACCAATATTCACGTCTTGCAATTTTGTATTTACAGTACGATCAGTTGTTGCTGCTGCAGATGTACCGTTGAAACCGATCATGATACGGTCCAAAGCAATTGCTTTAGCAACGGCATTAGTCCAACGTTGATGGAAGTCTGCGAAAACTGACCAAGCATCAAGTTTTGCATATGGAATCGCCACATCAAAATCAGTCTGCTTGCATTCGTATTTGTCTGAACCTAAACCAGTCGGATCAGTTGGAGTACGTTCACCATTGCCTGATGTATCAGTACGACCTGCAATTGTTTTATTGACAGATAAACCAATTGCTTCACCTGTTTGAGTATCGACAGGCATGACATTAATTTTTTGAAGAAATTCGCTTGAAGCCTGAATTTTTTCTTCCATTTTTTGAGCTGGTGCAGGTGCTACTGTAAATTGTACCTGTGCAGATTCAACACCGTTCAGTTCAGCAACTTTGGCTAAACTATGATTGAATTTTTTACGTGTATCGTTACGCATTTTTTTCTCGCTTATAAGCAATATTTATAGACTGCTGACAGTATTGAAACTATTAGCACTCAATTTGTTCAGAGAAGTTGCCAGTGTTTTCAGGTGCAGGTGGTGTACCTGGGTTTTCTTCACCTTCTAATTTGATTTTCAGATCGTTGAAGTCTTTTTCCAATTTGGAATACTTGGTTTTAAGTTCCGAAAACTCAGTTTCGACCGTTTGCAATTTGGTCTGACTTGCACCAAAGGTTTTTGCAATCGCTTCAAGTGAGTCAGATACTTCTTTGAATTGGTCATTATTTTTATTGTCTTGTTGTTCTTGTTGTGGCTTCAACCAACCCAAAACTTTAGAAAACAGTCCTTTTGCTTCTGACTCAGGATCAGAACTGTCTTCAAACTGGAGATCCACTTCTTCAGCAGCAGTAAATAAATTGTCTTTATGCTGTTTTTTTGAAGTGAACGGATTTGCTTCAGGATTCTTAGAAGCAAATTCCATAATCTGTGTGCCTAAGGAAGCAGGCGTATCAGTGAATGCAATACCGACCAAATAAGCTTCATTGGTATCAGCAAAACTTGGATTTACTTCAATAGAATTGAATAATTTTTGTTTTTTACCGTGCAGTTCAATCAGATTGTCGAATGCTTCAAGCTGAGCATATAAACACCATTTTTTTTGGCCGTTAATGTCATCTTCTTGTGCTTTAAGTCCAAGTACTTTTGCATAATTTCCAAATTCAGAACTTGGAGAAATTCCACGAATATGCTCGATATTCGCTAAAGCAGTATAAGTATTTGGGTCATAATTATTGGCCATTTGTTGAATCCAAGAAGCTTCAATGATGCGACCATCAGTCGTGGCACCAGCGACAGCAACTCGGTAAAATTTGGATTTCTTCATTTCTGAATCCTGTGTCTATGTCGATAGATAAAATCTATTTAAAGTAGTTAGCAGAATCGGAAGAACAGCCAGAACATTCAATCTAAGTGGGTTGTATAAACACTATTTCACAATATCAGTGCAATGAATAAAAACTGATGTGTTGGCTTAATGAGCCAATGGATAATGCACTTAATACCCCGAAAAACGTGACCTTTGATAAACGCCTTCTAGCAAAATTTTTGTATTGGATGGGGTGGCGAATCAGCTCGATTGCAGATCACATCGATGAACCTGATAAAAATGTTCACGCTTGGAAAACACGTGATGAATGGGACAAAGATGCACCAGTGGGTCGAGTCGGTGAAGCCTTAACTGCTCAATTGATCAAACTGATTATTCTTGAGAAAAAAACACCTGGTGATTACAAAGAAATTGATTTGCTCATGCGCCAGCTGGAGCGCATGGCACGAATCGATAAATATTCTGATGGTGGCAATGAAACCGATCTAAATCCAAAACTAAAAAATCGAAATGCTGGACCACGTAAGCCAAAACAACCAAATGCACTAACTGAAGAACAAGTTGAAAAACTTCTTGAAGACTTTGATGAAGGTTTATTTGAATATCAAAAGGTTTGGTACCGTGCACGCGAACAACGTAACCGTGCATTATTAAAATCACGTCAGATCGGTGCAACATTCTACTTTGCACGTGAAGCATTGATCAAAGCGGTTACTACTGGTCGAAATCAGATTTTCTTGTCTGCATCGAAAGCGCAGGCACATGGTTTTAAAACATATATCAAAAACTTTGTCATGCAATCCATTGAAGTGGATCTGCAAGGCGACCCGATTTCAATCACATTGCCATGTGGTAATACCGTTCAGCTGATTTTCTTGGGTACCAATGCAAAAACAGCTCAGTCGTATCATGGCGACTTATATTTTGACGAATTCTTTTGGGTGCATGGCTTTGCGACTTTAAAAAAAGTGGCATCGGCAATGGCTGCCCAAAAACAATATAAAAAGACTTACTTCAGTACACCATCCAGTAAAACCCATGAAGCCTATGCATTCTGGACAGGGGACGCATTTAATAAAGGTCGCAGCAAAGAAAATCGAATTGAGATCGACACCAGTCACGCAAAATTAAGGGACGGTGCTTTATGTGGCGACAAGATGTGGCGACATATTGTCAATATTCAGGATGCTGAACGCCAGGGCTGTGATCTATTCGATATTGATGAATTGATTGCTGAAAACAGTCCTGAAGAATTCGCAAATCTCTATATGTGTGAATTTGTCGATGATGGTCACAGTGTTTTTCCATTGTCCATCATTCAGCCGTGCATGGTCGATTCATGGGAAGTATGGTCCAAAGATTTTAAGCCATTGGCATTGCGTCCATTTGGTAATAAACCAGTTTGGATTGGATACGATCCAGCTGAAAGTGGTGATAGTGCAGGGCTTGTGGTCATTGCACCACCTGAACCTGATTATCCTAAGTTCCGTTTGTTGGAACATCACCAGTTCAAGGGCATGGACTTTGCCAGCCAAGCGCAATACATCAAAAAATTAACGACCAAATATAACGTCAAATATATCGGACTTGATACCACTGGTATGGGTACCGGTGTGGCGCAATTGGTCCGTGACTTTTTCCCTAATTTGACCACATTCAATTATAGCGTTGATATTAAAAATCAGCTGGTGATGAAAGGCATGGATGTGATCAATAAAGGTCGTCTTGAATTTGATGCTGGTTCCACTGACGTGGCCATGTCGCTCATGGGTATTAGAAAAACACTGACTGCATCACAGCGACAAATGACATTCGAAGCATCACGTGCAGAAAATGTAGGTCACTGTGATTTGGCATGGGCCCTTCTACACGCATTATTCAATGAGCCTTTAACCCTTGATGATCAAACAAAATCTAAAAAATCCTCTATGGAGATTTACTAATGTCCGACAGCAAAGTGCAGGCATTTACATTCGGTGATGCTGAACCGGTGATGAATGGCCGTGACTTATCACAATTTTATGAAACATGGCTGTGTGGCAATTATTACGAACCACATATCAGTATGAATGCTTTGGCAAAATCCTTTAAGGCGATGCCTTATTTATCGACTGCAGTGTTTTATAAAAAGAATCAACTGGTGTCGTCATTCACGCCAAATAAATTGATCAGTTCATCTGAATTTGAACGAATAGCTTTTGACTACTTAGTATTTGGCAATGGCTATTTGCAGCGGATCGACAACCGTTTGAATGAACCACATCACTATGATGGGCTCATGGCCAAGTACACCAGACGCATGAAAAACTCGAATGAATTTTTGCAGCTGCTCAATGGTTTTGAAGAACATATTTTTAAACCTGGTACCGTTTGCCATATCAAGGGCATCGATGTCGATCAAGAAATTTATGGCACGCCTGAATATATCGCTGCACTTCAATCGGTTTGGCTGAATGAATCGGCAACTTTATTCCGTCGCAAGTATTACAACAATGGATCTCATGCCGGCTTCATCTTATACATGACTGATTCAGACATTGATGACGATGACGTGGAAGGTCTAAAACAGGCCATGAAAGATTCACGTGGTCCAGGTAACTTCCGCAATTTATTTCTTCATGCACCTGGTGGAAAAAAAGATGGTTTGCAACTAATTCCAATCAGTGAATTGGCTGCCAAAGATGAATTCTTAAATATTAAAAACGTCACACGTGATGACGTTCTTGCATCCCAACGAACACCACCACAATTGCTTGGCATCATTCCATCCAATGCCGGTGGCTTCGGATCTATCAGTGAAGCACGTGAAGCCTATTGGTATTCAGAAATTGTTCCGCTTCAAAACTTATTCGCTAACACAGTGAACGAATGGGCAGGTGATCAGATCATCCGCTTCAAAGAGTTTCATCAACTTCAATTCAAACAACAGGAAAAATAACAATGAGTATTACGGTACCCATCAAAGTTATTCAGGCTGCACGTAAAGCCTGGTCATTTAGTATTAAAAATTGGAAATACATTGTGATGGCTGTCTTGGCCATCGCTTTGGCATTTTCAATGCACAATAGTGCAGGCAAGTCACATCAGATTAATTTATTAAATGCTGATATCAAATTGGTGGAAACTGAACGTGACCTGGCAAAATCGAAAGCCACTGTTTCAAAACTTGAGACTGAGCAGGGCTGGTCAACTCAACTTCTGGAGTCAGAACGAAATGCAAATAAAAACTTACAAGTTGCGCTGGCTGCTGCCAGTGACAGTGCTTTGGCTGTTGACCGGTTGTCAAAGCAGATCAGTGATACCAACAAACGTTTGTCCTCAGGTACCCATGAAGCCATCGTTGAATATGGAAAGACCTGCAACTTCGTACTCCAAACAATGGCAGAACGTGGTGGAACAATCGCAGCAGCAGCTGATGGACACGCAATTGATGCAGAAAAATTAGACCAGGCATGGCCACATCAAGTGAAGCCAGATAAACAGAGCTGATCACAGTATTTTCACGAAAATAAAAGTCCTCAATGTGTGAGGGCTTTTTTTTGGCCAAAGTTTCTAAAAGTACAGAATCCAGTTCAAGCCGGGCGGTTGACCCCCCACCTCACCTGCCCAGTAAATGTGTCGAATATTCAACAGATTTGTGACCCTGACCAATAGCCTTCTAAGCCACAGCAGTAGCGGTGCATGACACAGCCGAATGCCAAAAAAACAGTTCTACATAATTCAACAGGGATTCTATGAATGCCTACAACTTGCGATTTATCAAAAGTTCCTTCAACTCAAACAATAGTGCTGAAAAAAGGTTAGAAACAGTAAAATGAAAGGTTTTTAATATTTAAGTATCTGATATTTATTAATTTAATTTCTAACCATATAAAGGTTAGAAGCGGTTAGAAAAAAGTTATAAAAGTTAAAATATGTATATAAAACAATAATATAAAAGGTTAGGACTTCTAACCATTTTTAGAGGTTAGAACTAACCATAATCTAACCATTTTCTAACCTTTTTAAATTTGTAATTAATCTATATAAATCAATAATCTAAATGCTGTTTTATAATTTTCTAACTTTTCTAACCTCTTTTTTTTCTCACCTGAAATTTTCAAAAACTTCAAAATCACATTAAAAAAGCCTTTTTCAAACGTTGGCCATTGCTGTCATATATATGTGTGTGATCTCTACATCTGATATATTTTCTGTACTGTTACTGGAGATCTGTCATGCATACCGAAGAATTATTTAAACTGTTTTTTAGACTATTAGATCCAGACATGCATCCCCCAAGACTTTATCAACGTGGTGACTTAGAAATGTTTTGGCGTGAGCGTTTTTCAGAAGCATTAGGTCTTCAAGAACCAAATGGTGCAATGATGGGATATGTAGAGTTGCCAAAAATGTTTTTGAAGACGCATAGAGCTGTTCAGGAAAAAATGGAGTCCTCTAAATAATAGGACCGATAGTTATTTTGCACCGTATTTGCACCGTGCTTTTTATTATTGAATTAAATTACTGATAATAAGAATAAATTTTTAAATGTTGTCTAGTCCATCATCGGCGCAACACTGATTCGTGGTTGAAGTTGTTGTTCAATGGTCTTGAGATCAGTCATTCAAAATCAC